CGCACAGAGGTTGGGCGTTTGATTTTGACGGGGCAGGCGATACCGCCGATGTATCCAACGCTTTACACCTTGCGGAAATGATCGAGATTACCCTTTCTGCTTGGATCAATATTGACACCTTCGTGCCTACCCGTCAAGACATTATTTTTAACGGCAACAACTATGCCTTGTATCTTGCTGGCCAACAACTTGTTGTTGAATACATTTCCTCAACACCATTAACGCACACCTTCACTTCAACGGCCAACGTGATTACGGCAACCGATACTTGGTTTCACGTTGCGGCAAGGATTGGATTTGAAGACGGCAACAAAGTTGGCTTGTTTGTTAATGGTGTTGAGGTTGCGGGAACTTGGACAGAGGGAGACGGCACCGAATTACCAGACTTGGCCACAACCTTGCAAATTGGCAAGGGTACGTTTAATGGGCGATTGCAAAACATCAACATTTACAGGCGATACCTTCCCCCCAATGAAATTACTTTGTTGGCTGATAACCCTTGGGTTGTGTACGAAGATTATATTCCGTTGCTTGTTCCCCTCTTGCAATACATGGCAACAGGCGATGGCGGCATGGTGTTTGGTGGATCATCCCCAGCGGTACTAATTTTAAGCGAGTGGAGGCAAACGCCATCAACAGGCATTGCCTTTGCTGGAATTACTAACGCATCAACAAGCGGATTTAGTGGATGCGTTGGCACGCAAGAGATTGTACAAGTTGCTGCAACTGCCGATGATGGTTATTGGGTAAACAATAACACATATTTCACTGGCATTGTGAAATTTGGTAAGTCTTTTATTCTCGCTGCTTTTGATCCTAACATTCTTTCAGCCCAAGCGATTGTTGAGTGGAGTTCTTGGTGCCGCTTTACTGGCGTAGACATTGAACAAGGGGCAACCATCGGTTGTGCCTTTCTTGAATTTGTGCCTAGTGGCTCGTCCCCTCAATCAACTAATGTAAATGTTCGCATCGTTGCCGAAGATGTAGACAGCGGAACGGCCCCCGCCAACGCAAGCCAAGCAGACGGCAAAACAAGAACATCGGCGGGCGTGAATTGGTCGCCCGGTACTTGGACAATTGGAACGAACGAATTTAGCACCAATATCAAAACCGTTATTCAAGAAATCGTTGACCGCTCAGGGTGGAATAGCGGCAATGCAATCACAATCCTGATCGATGAAAACGGCAGCGATACAACATCAACTAGAGAGGCAACCGATTACACAACCACGCCGGGCGATGCTACACAACTAACAGTTTTTTGGACGCTTAACAAAGTAGTTGTTCCAACAGGCGGTTTGCGGTTTGACGGTTCTGCAACCATCGGTTTAAGTTACACGCCAACGGGCGGCATGGTCTTTGGCGGCGGGGCTGTAATCGTCTTTGCCCCAACCTATACAGGCACGGGGGGCATGCTCTTTAGTGGAACGGCTTCTTATGGTGTTTCCATCATTCCCGAAGGCGGCATGGTCTTTAGTGGAACGGCTCCGCATGGTGTTTCCATCATTCCCGAAGGCGGCATGGTCTTTGGCGGGGCGGCCAACATTGCTTCTAGCGTTTGGGTTTACACTGGCACGGGCGGGCTTACTTTAGCGGGAGACGCTACCGAAGATATCAGCGGTTGGGATTATGTCCCAACAGGCGGTATGGTCTTTGGCGGGGCGGCTTTAATCACGTTCCCGAATTGGGGCTATGTTCCAAGCGGCGGCATGGTCTTTGCTGGCTACGCATTGTTGGAACAAGATTACAGTTTTACAGGCACGGGCGGGATGCTGTTTGATGGCGATGCCTCAACCGTGTTGGCTTTGCTGGTTACTGGTTCTGGTGGTCTTGTTCTTTCTGGCGAGGCAGTCTTTACCGTTCACCTTGTAACCATCGCTTGCCCCAATGTTTTTGACAATCTTTACACCTATCGAAAATTGGTAACCATTCCAGACGGCAAAGTTTCTTCTGACCTTACAGACTTCCCGGTTCTTGTTTCGGTTACGTTGGACGATGCCCAGCCGATCTATAAGGCACAAGGCAACGAAGGCATTTCCTTTGGCGGCAATACAACTTTTGTTTCTACTAATTGGAGAGCAGCACCAACAGCCGGGTTGGCTTTCAAGGACGATGGCGACACCAACACGCACGCAGGAAGCGGCGTGTTGGCTCTGTCTGGTGTTGCTCCCATAAGGTACGGCATTGGCCGAAACGATATTTCTTTTGAGGATCGAAACAGAATTACCCTTGCTTATGAAATCGATAATTACGATCCGATTACCGGGCAACTGTTGGCTTGGGTTAAACTGCCAACCCTTTACCAGAAATCGGCCAACGAGTTTTATGTTTACTACGGCAAGGCGGACAAGGGCAGACATTACAACACCACAACCGAAGGCGGTATGGTGTTTGGCGGCTCTGTTGCCGATGTTGTTTCTTCTGATTACAGAGCAACAGGCAGCGGCGGCTTGCTGATAAATGAAACGGGGGCTTATTCAGCAACAGGCACGGGCGGTCTTGCTCTGTCTGGCATTGGTGCCTTCTTCTATCAAGACAACCCCGATAGACAAAACAGTTTCAACAGTTGGAACAATGGCTTTGAAGCGGTCTATCACTTGGGCGATGCAACCAACGCCTTTGCAGACTCTAGCGGTAACGCATTGCATGGCAGCAGCCCAACAACAGACGTTTCGGTTTCAACCTCAATTTATTACCCTGCTCGATGGGATGGCAAAGTTTATAAGGGCCAACACTTTGACGGCAACGACCATATACAAACGGGCCAAGATTCAATCTATGTTGCCGACAGCGTTACAATTGAAGGTTGGGTTAAAGCCGATGCGGTTAGTTTTGTAAGACGCTGCATTTTCAGCAGAGGCAAAGAAGATACCGTAAACGGTTTGGGTTGGTCTTTCTCTCTTGGCTATTCAGAGAATGGGAAAGTATGGGCCAACATCCAAGCCGAAGAAAATGATGGCGATTGGGTAACGGTTGAAACCTTGGGAGCAACCACGATTGCCGCCAATACTTGGTATCACTTTGCGGCGGTGTGGAATTCTGGCAGCACCTTAAAAGTTTATCTTGATGGTGTCGAAGATGGATCGACCACAACAACACAAGATACCTTTGTTGCTTATGGTGTTGGTAACTTTATTGGGCGGCGGGATGCTGGCTTTTATCATGGTGGCGAGTTGGATGAAATCCGCTTGTCTAATGTTGCCCGCTCTGCTGATTGGATCAAAGCCACCAGAGACAACACTAACGCCCCCGCTTCCTTTGTAACCATATCGTTACAGCAAGGGGCGTTAGGATTTGGCGGGCTGGCCACAATTACCGTTGATCGAGTTTCCTATGTTACAACAGGCGGCTTGACGCTATCGGGAACAAGCGAAAGCGAAACAACAACCTTTGGCTTTGCTGGCACGGGTGGTTTGACATTGGCAGGTCAAGCCCCCATTGGCAGACCATACACGGGAACGGGTGGGCTAACTCTAGCGGGCGATGCTACCGAGGTTGTCGGCTCTTGGCGTTTTGTCGGCTCTGGTGGTCTTACCTTATCAGGCACGGCAACGATTGGGAACATTAACAAAAAGGCGGTTGGCTCTGGTGGTCTTACCTTATCAGGCACGGCGGTCTTTGCCTTTGGGTTTGTCGGCTCTGGTGGTTTAAGTTTCGGCGGCTCCGCAACTTTATCAATCAGCAAAGAATATACAGGCACGGGCGGGCTAACTTTCGGCGGCTCTGCTGTTGGCCCTGCCCGTGTTATGTGGGGATCGATTACCCTTGCTGGATCGGCAACCCAAAAACAGGGTTACAGCATTACACCAACAGGCGGTTTGACTTTTGCGGGTACTGCTGGCTTCGGCTTTGGGTACATCGCAACAGGCGGTTTAAGTTTCGGCGGTTCTGCAACTCTCGATCTTGGCAAAGATGCTGTTGGCTCTGGTGGGCTGACGTTGGCCGGTACAGCCATTGGCCCCGCCCGTGTTGTTTGGGGTGGCTTAACGCTTGCAGGCTCCGCAGAAGCCCAAGCATCGCCCACAGTATCGACACCAAAGGGCGGGCTTGCTCTTGCTGGCTCCGCAACGCTCCGCAGAATTTACACGGTAACACCAACCAGCGGTTTAAGTTTTGGCGGCAATGCTGGCCTTTCGATCCGTGTTGCTGGCTCTGGTGGTCTCGTTCTATCTGGTTCGGCTCCGATCCGTTGGGATGCAACAGGCGTTGGCGGTCTTACCTTTGGCGGCTCTGGCGTTATTGTTCGGAGTTTCTCCACAACACCAACAGGCGGGTTGGTTCTGTCTGGTGTTGCTCAACTATCAACTTGGTTTACCGAGGGCGATGGCGGTTTGATCTTTGGCGGCTCAATTTTAGAGGGGCCACGCTCTTATATTATTGTGCCAACGGGCGGTTTGGAATTTATAGATTCATCCATCAAGACAGACTTTGCGGGTAGCGTTACCAACAACAGCGTTTTTGATGGAACGATTACAAGCAACAGAACATTTGCCGGAAGGCTTACGATTGTTTCGGCATTTGATGGGGTGGTTACATAATGGCAAGACCAAAAAGAGTAAACGGAAAATGGGAAGCACGGCTTGTCGTTTGGCAAGGTGAAGAAAGAAAGCTTTGCGACTTGGCCAAAGAATACAATCTTAACATGCGGACGATTACAACTCGTATTGATCGGCACGGGTGGGATTTGGCAAAGGCTTTGGAGACACCAGCCAAACAACAAAAGCCAACGCCCCCCAGCGTGATAGAAGAAAGACGTTTCGGAACACGCACAAAGATAATCAATAATTTGATGGAAACATTTTACGCCGAGCCAGAACGATTTGAACAATGGTGCAAGGATAAAATGGATGAGGATTACGAAAAATTTTACAAGCAATTTGTAATGCCCTTTTTGCCAAAGGATCAAAACCGATTGTTGGATAGAGGGAACGAGAAGGCGGTTATCAATATAGAGTTTCACGGTGGGAGCAATCCACAGCCGCCAATGATACAAGGCGAATTTGTAGAGGGGGCAGATTGAAGCGGGAATGGGGAGAACTTTACAGAGATAAAGGCATCTTGAAAAAATGGTATCCCATCCACGAAGGCCAAAGGGATATCTTAAATTCAACCGCCCGCTTTCGAGCAATCATATCAGGGGTGTCGGCTGGAAAAACAACTTGCGGTGCTTTAGACCTTTCGAGAAAGGTTGCGGAGAAACCCAACGGCAAGTTTCTTATCATTGCCCCTACCTTCAAGATTCTTGATTCTGCAACCTTGCCAACTTTTTTTAACACCATTGCAGATACAAGCCTGCAAGGTAAATACAAAATTGCGGCTCGTGAATATCACCTTCCCACGGGCGGCATTATTTATTGCCGCTCTGGCGAACATGCCGACAGTTTCGAGGGGTTGCAGATAGATGGCGGGGTTTGGCTTGATGAAGGCGGTAACGTCTCAATCAAAGTTTGGCACGCCATCCAAAGAAGAACGGGTTTCTATAAAGCCCCCGTTCTTATCACAACAACCCCGTATGCAAATTACTCTTGGTTGTCTGCTGAATTCATCGAGAGACATAAAGAGGGCAACCCAAATTATTACGTTAAGCAATTTGCATCGATACTCAACCCAAGTTATGACAAGGACGAATTTGAAAGAGCAAGGCGGGAATTGCCCGAATGGAAGTTTCGCATGTTTTACATGGGCGAATTTGTTGGTGCGTTGGGTTTGGTCTATCCGGAGTTACCCCGTTGCTATGTCGATATGCCCAAAGATGGCTTGCCCGATGGTCGCTTATATGGCGGGATCGATTGGGGCGGCGGTACTGCAACAGCCGACCCGTTTAGTGCGTTGGTGGGCTTGCTCGATAAAGATGATGTTCTTTGGGTGTTTTTTGAAAGATACGTTTCAGGGCGGCAAAATGATTTGTTGCAGAATGCCGGGGCGTTAAGAGACTGGCACCAAGTCTTGCAAAAGAACACGGGCCAAGATGTAAGGTTGTGGCACGCCGATGCGTCTCGGCCAAACTCCCTTTCTACCTTTCGCAAGGTTGCAGGGTTGACGGTACGCAAGGCCAACAACCAAGCGGGAGCGATAGCCAGCGGTATTGATCTTGTTACCAGCCGCATAAGAACGGGCAGGCTAAAGATTATCAAAGGGACAATCAGCGGCATTATCAGGGAACAAGAACTTTACCGTTACCCAACGGGCGACGATGAAGAAGCCCACGGCGATGTACCAAGAGACAAACACAACCACGCAATGGATGCTCTTAGATATTTGGTAATGGGCATTGATCGGAAACGAAGCACAATCATATCGGTGTAAAAACTTTGGCAATTCCATACATAAGAGATATGGAAGAAGCAGAACAAAATAAAGGTTCTTTTGATGTTATCAACAAGATTGGGAAAGCCAAGTTGTGTAATGAGACCATTACAGAACCGCAAGCCACAAGCACCAACGATCCTGTTGACCTTGCAGAAATGCAACAGCAGTATCTTTGGCGGTGTACTTTCGAGGTTCTATGAAGAGTTTAACAACAGAAGACATAGTTGAGGTAAAGGGGCATTTCGCATTAAAAGACAGCGGGGCGTTTCCTAGCTTTATCGATAGTTGGAAAAAACAGAAATCACCAACCCCCGAAAACCTTCTCGCTGAATATGAAAGATATGGGTACGTTTGTGCCAACTTGAATGTTACGGGAATGCTTAACAGCAAGTTGCGACTCTACACAAACAAGACCGGCAACCGTAAAGGTTCGCCCATCGATCTTGTTAGAAGCAAACGGTTGGTAAATAACCCCCGCTTGAAATTACACCTTGCCAGCCAAGCAACGATTGAGGAAATAACAGAACACCCCTTCCTCGATCTTTGGCACAGCCCCAACCCGTTGCATGATGCTTGCGACTTCTTGTCCTTGTATGGCATCTATAAAGAAATCATCGGGGCGGCATATGTCAAGTTTGTTCCCAACAATGCAGGCACCTTGCAAGAGTGGTGGATTCTCCCAAGCCAGAACATCAAGCCCATTAAAGATAAGGGGCATGTTGTCGGCTTTAAGTTTGGGCAAGAAGAATACCCCAACAAGCCCACGGGCAACCAACCTTATATTATCGCCTTCCCCAATGCCAACCCGCACGATCCATACGGGGGCGTTGGTCTGTCGCCATTAAGAGCGGCTTTTGAAAGTGTAACTCTTGAAAGCAAAATGTTGGCGACCGAGGCGGCAATTCTTGATAACGATGGTAGACCAAGCGGCATTCTTTCCCCTAAAGAAAGTATTGGGGAACACGAGGCCAGACGATGGGAACAGCGTTACAACGCCAAGTTTAGACAAGGCGGTGCAGGCACGGTAATGGTTACCGATGAAGATGTTAATTTTCAGCCGCTGACCTTTCCACCCAAAGACCTTGCCGCCCTACAAATCCGACAAGCCAGCAAAGCAGATATTGCTTTGGCCTTTGGCATCCCAACCGCATTGTTGGAAAGCAACCAGTTTAATCGGGCGACTTTGGAAGCCTCAATTATTCAGCATGTAAGGCAAGCGATTTGGCCACGGCTCCGAGACTTTGAAGCCAAGATAAACAAGCACGTTGTTTCTCTTTATGGCCCCGATTTGTTTGTTGCTTTCGATGATCCAAACCCCGAAAGCAAAGACCTTAAAGCGGCATACCTTACAACTCTGGTTGGCGGTCAAATCATTACGCCCAACGAGGCCCGTTTAGAATTGGATTACAAGCCATTGCCAGAGGGCGAAGAATTGCGTGTTATGCCCGGTCAAGAGGTTTCCACCCAAGAGGTTGAGGAAACATCGACAGAGCCAACAGAGATACCAGAGCAAGAGCCAGCGGCGGCGGCATTGAATGGTGCTCAAATTCAAAGCTTGATTGATTTGGCGTTGAACTTGGCCAACCAAGAGTTGCCACCAGACTCGGTGCGGGGTTTGATTGCGGCGGCTTTCCCATCGCTAACACCCCAGCAAATTAACGCCATCGTAAACCCTTTATTGGGCTTTGAACCGCCCAAAGAAGAAGAGGCGGCTTCTAGTCCCATTGGCGAACAAGAGCCACCGGAGCCACAACAAGAGCCAGAGCCAGCAACAGAAGACGGCAAGAGCCTTGTAATACTCAACCAAAAGGCGGTTGGATGGGTACAACCCCCTTCAAGCGATGCTTTGGAAAAATTGGCAACCAAGTTTTTCAAGAAGTATCGGGCATCGGCATTAAGCCAACTAAAGAAAGACGTTTCGGCCAATGTGGTAAGGAAAGACTTTCAAGCATTGGATACAGCAAGGGATGAATTGGCGGCGGATGCTCAACCGATCATTGAAATTTTTATGAGCGAAGGGGCCAAAGAATTGATTCAAAGGGTTGGCGTTGATCCTGATATTTTCGACGTTACCAACCCGGAAGTTAAAGAGGCGATAGAACAAGCCGCCTTTGATTTTGCAGACAGCACCAACCAAGCCACAACAATGAGTTTGAATGATGCAATTGACAAATTGCGGGAACAGCTAGGCGACAGCTTGGACGCTGGTGCAAGACTGCACGAGATGACAAGTAAGGTAAACGAAATTTTTGACAGCCTAGAAAAACATCAAGCCAAGTTGATTGCCCAGACAGAGGCAAGCAGGGCACACCATGAAGGCCAGAGAGCGGCGGCAATTGAAAGCGGAATTGTAAAAGGTTTTGAACTTTTACTTTCTCCCGATGCTTGCCCCGTTTGTGTTGGTGTCTTTAACAAGAACAAACGCATTGGGCTTGATGGTTACTTTGTTGAGGGCGAGGGCGTGTATGGTAATCGGCTTGTTCCGATCCATCCCAATTGCCGTTGCACGATGCTAGAGGTTTTGGACATTCAAGCATAAATAGAATATGCCAAGAATTACGGGGGATGATTTGAACAAGTTACTAAACATCGAATGGAACAAGATATTAAAAGGGGCTTTGATTGCATCTGCTGGTTGCGGTCTTACTTACCTTTCGGAGTGGGCAAGCAATGCAGACTTCGGAGAGATGGCACCTATCGTAACTGCTTTGTTTGCGGTTGCTGTAAATATATTCCGCAAGATTGGCTCGGCAAAATGAACGAGTCTTTTGAACAATGGAAAGAAAGAAGAGACAGCGGGTGCATATCACTTGAGGTTGCGTGCGTTTCGGACATTATGCAAGAACTGATTTTGCGTAAAGAGTCTGTCTTGATCTATGTTCCCAACCACGAAACACAAGAGTTGAAAACTTATACATCGTTGCCGCACGATGCGATGGTTTTTGCAAGAGTTGTTAAACCTTTGGGGGGATGATGGCGAGCGATTTCATTAGCAAGATCAAATGGCACGGCGATGAATTCTTTAAGAAGTTAAAAGAGGAAGAAGCCCGCAACTTAGAACGGGCGGCAATCTTTTTGAAAAACGAAGTTAAGAAAAACATTTCAGAGGCACCCCCAGCAAGTAAGGCGGGCGAGTTTCCCCATAGAGAAGATGGCGAGTTGCGTCGATCTATTGCCCACGAAGTAGACAAAAACAAAATGGTTGCCAGAGTGGGAACCAACAAAGTCTATGGGCGGTACTTGGAATTGGGAACCAACGAAATGGCGGCAAGACCTTTCTTGCGGCCAACGCTGGCAAAGAACCGCAGAACGATTAGAAAACTTCTTACACGCAAACCAAACATTTAATTAAGGTGTTGGTGGCATTGTGTAACAAACGCCAAGAACTCTTGCTCTGAATAATTGTGCTTCGCAATGTTTACCCATTTGTGTACCCATTGCAAATTGCCAATGTCGTTTGTTCCGCCTTTTGATATTGGTATTTTGTGGTCAAGCGAAGCGTTGGTGCCAACTTTTAACAGTATGCCAGTATAAGGGCAACGGCATTTTTGCCTTAAATAGAGAGCGGCAATTTCCATGCCTCGCTTTTGCGAGCCAAGTCTTTTAGATGCCGTAGCCTTAAACGTACATATCTCACAGCGTTTAGACTCATTGTTAGCACGACGCTTTCCGCATCGCCCACAATGCCCGCTTTCAATCCAACGCAAACGCCTTTGCTTGTCCGCCATTGTATCAAGGCACACTTGGCACATTGTTTTGTTTATGACGAACGGATATTTTCCACAATGGCAACAAAGACCAGCCTCGTGAAACCTTTTGCTACGCATTCTCTCAAGCATCAAATATTGTGATATCATGGCACCTCTTTATGAATACCTAATGTATCAACTATGACAAAATAGTGCAATAACAACTAGATACTATCATGGATATTCACAAACGATATAAACGTAAAGATTGTGCTATTGGCCCGTTGGGTTTTCCGCAACGAGATCAAGCCGCAAGGGTGCTAGAAGCACAACTTAAAGAGGCAGAGAAAAACGGAATTGGATACAAGCGGGCTTTCATCGCCAACAAGCCAACCGAATTACAAGAGGGCGAACGGGCAGACATTTCGATTATCACTAGTAATGTTGTCGATAGAGATAACGAGGTAGTGCTTGCAAGTGGGGCAGACCTTAAACAGTTTGAAGCCAACCCGGTCATTACATGGGGCCACGATTACAGCAAAGCACCGATAGGTCGTGCAGTGTGGGTTAAGTTTGAACCGACACGATCCAAAGCCCAATACATCAAAGCAAAAATTGAGTATGCCCCGCAAGATTCAAACCCTCTTGCCGATACCGCTTGGCAGTTGGTCAAGGCGGGTTTCTTAAAAGGTAAGAGCATTGGATTTTTGCCAATGGAAATCAGCCCGCCCAGCCAAAAAGAAATTGACAAACAGCCAGACCTTGAAGGGGTGCGTAATGTTATCCGCAAATGGTCTTTGTTCGAGGTAGCCGTTGCAACCGTTCCCGCTAATCCTACGGCTCTTGTTGAGTCTGTTGCAAAAGGCGAATTGATCTTGCCCGATTATCTGATTGAAGAAATGGGTTTGACCATGCCCCAAGAAGATGTTGTGGAATTCAAACTTTGGGATTGGGACGAACAACCAGAACCACAAACTAAAGAGACGTTACCCCAACCGAAAGTTACAAGACGTTGGCGGGATGTTGAAAGCAAAGTCTTACAAAGTCTTACAACTGAAAACGAATTGATGCGAAAGATAACAGGAAAATAAAAGCGTTATGGGATAATGCCATTTCCCATTCTCCTTGTCGTTTTGAAAGCGGCAATAATCCTAGCCGCTCTTGCTTGTTGCAAGGGCGGTTTTTTTTATGCCTCAACAAAAACGAAAGGCACGGCACTAGATACCTCTGCTGAATCAATTAGGCACCGACCACTGATAACAACAGGCTTAGCGGCTGGAGTTGTTGCGATGCGAAGGGCTGGCGATTGGTGAGCGAAACAATTTTTCACTTACCAAATGTAGAGGTATCAATGAATACAAAGTATGTAAAAATGCTTAACGATTTTGGAGACGATCACGCCAAGGGCGAAGTCTATGAGATTGATAACGAAACAGCCGATAAATGGGTTGGGGCTGGATTGGCAGAAATCGACAACCCACAAGATGAATTGCTTGGCAAGTTTAGCAAAGCCCTTGAAGAAAGGGATGCAAAACTTATTGAGAAACTAAGCGATGCAGTCAAGGTAAACAGCCAGCCGCCTAGCGTCAAAGTCTTACGAGACGAGACCGACAAGCAGAAATGCTTTGGCGATTTTGTTAAAGCAGTTGCCAAAGATGATGCCGAGAGACTGGCGAAGGTTTACGGTTCACAGAAAGCAACCTTGACCGAAAGCAGCGGTTCACAGGGTGGATACCTTGTGCCAACTGATTACCGAAATGAACTTCTTTCTATTGATGGGTATTCCCCAATTGTTCGAGACCGAGCAAACGTGGTGCCTGTTTCTGTTGAGAAGATCAAATGGCCCGCATTAAATCAAAGCGGCTCCCTTAGTGGTGCTGACTCTAATTTCTATGGCGGCGTAAAAATGACTTGGGCGGATGAAAATGATTCCGCAACAGAAACCAACCAAACCTTCAAAGAAATTGAACTTGTTGTTAATCGCCTTTCGGCTTACACGCAAGTTTCAAATCACTTGTTGCAAGATTCGCCAATTTCAGTTGATGCCCTAGTGCGTCAACAATTCGCATTGGCAATTGGTCAACATCTTGATTACCAGTTTTTGCGAGGCGATGGTGTCGGCAAACCTCTTGGGGCGTTGTCTGGTTCTGGTTCAATCTCTGTTACCAGAACAACATCAACACGCTTTAAGTTGGCGGATGCGGCCAACATGATTAAGCGGCTTCCCGCTTCAAGCATGGCAAACGCTGTTTGGGTAATGAGCCAATCGGTTCTTTCTGAATTGGTGCAACTTGTGGACGCTGGCAACAACAGTGTTTACATGCCGAATGTGCAACCGGGAATTAACTTCTCGCTGTTTGGATTACCTGTAATGATTACAGAAAACTTACCCGCTCTTGGTACTGCAAAGGATGTTTGCCTTTGCGATTTCAGCAAATACATTATTGCCGAAAATCAAGACGTTACCATTTCGGTTAGCGAGCATGTTGCTTTCTTAACCAACAAACAAACCTTTAAGGTTGACATGCGGCTCGATGGGCAACCGCAACTCGACAATGCAATTACGCTTGCCGATGGTGCAACCACAATCAGCCCGTTTGTCTACTTGACATAATAAGGGGGTTTTCAATGTCAAATAAATTATCTGATAACCTTGCAGTTGTTGCCGTAGTTGATCCTCTGTTGAGGGACAACGCAGCCGGTACTTCTGATTGGGCAGGAATGGCCAAGCACAGCAAGATCATGTTTGTGATTGCCGTAGGTGCAACCGATACAACGGTTGATGCCAAGTTGCAAGAAGCCACCGATTCCAGCGGAACGGGTGCGACTGATTTAAGCGGTAAAGCGATTACCCAACTTGGGGCAACAGACGATAACAAACAAGTTATCATTGAAGTTGACGCCTCGGAACTTTCGAGCGGCTTTGATTTTGTTGCTTGTGTGGTAACAAGTGGTGACGGCACAGCGGGTGCCGATACTTGCGTTATCGCTCTTGCAGGCGATGCACGATACAACCCGGCAAGCGGCTATGATCTAGCCAGCGTTGCAGAGATTGTTTCTTAATCCTTTGTTGATTCTTAAAACCCTCGTCTTGAATAAAGGCGGGGGTTTTTTTGTGTCTATTGAAAATAGAGATACTCCACCCTAGATACCCGTATGCAATCAACACCAAAGAATAAAGCAATGAAGAAGGCTCCCAAGTTGAAGGGGCGGCGTAACCAACTGGTTACAACCAAACAGAAACAGGGGGACAAATGATCGATTTGAGTAGCGATACTTTGGTTGAATGGGACGGGCTGAAAAACAACGCCGATGATACTTTCATAAACACGGCTACGGTATCGGCAGTTTTGAAAAACTCCGACGATACAACCCTCGGCACCTTCTCTTTAACTTACGTCGCTGCAAGCAATGGAAAATATCAAGGGTACGTTACCCCAAGTATGGTAAGCGGCGTTGCGGCTTGTGATGATTTGACGATTGAGATAACCGCAACCAATGGTGCCTTTACTGGCTTTCGCAAGATTAAAGAGGTTGCCAATTACAGGGGGGCAAAATGACTTGCAAACTAATTAGTTACGATAACCCCTATCTTGATGATTTGAATTTGGCAGAAGCCGACATATCAAGAGCCAACGCATTTATTGAGGCGGCAAGTGCGGCAATAGAGAAATACACAAAACGCAATTTTGGGCAATCTCAATACGACGAGACATATTCAGCCGATCAATTCGGCGGCATTATTCTTAATCAGTTTCCCATTATCACGGTTGACCGGGTTTACAGTAACACGGGCGAGGCTCTGGAAATTCAGAACACCAACGCCACAACCACCAACGCAAGCTATTACACAACAACCACGGGCATAACGCTTACCTCGGTCAAGGTTGGGGTTGTCTCAACTAATACTTTCACTTGGGCCGACTATGCAACGGTTACTTCGGTGCAGGCGGCAATTGATGCGTTGGCCGACTGGACAGCCACGGTGCAAGGTTCTTACGGGGCGTATGCCACGATTGACCTTCTACGGGATCAATACGGCAACGCCAAAGAAGCCAATGGGGTAAGGCTCTGGTTGCAATCCGATAACCGTTGGTTTGTTGATGACAAGGACAAGGGCTTGATTGAAGGGGAGTTTTCAAGGGGTGGCCAAATTCGCTTTGTCTATACCGCTGGCTTCGCATTGAAAGATGTTCCCGAACCCATCAAGCAAGTAACAGCAGAGTTGGTAAAGGATATGTTCACGGGCGGTGATTCCCAAATTCAATCAGAGAATTTAGGCGGGTATTCTTATTCTCTTGCACAAGGGGCGGTACAACGCTTGCCTCTTTCGTCTCGTGAAATTCTGGCCCTTTATAAAGATCGGAGGGTTTAAGAATGCCAAGAGTACCGAGGCGGTTGATGATTCACAAGTTTGATTTGTACGCATCGACCATTACACAAAACAGCGAGGGCAGAGCCTCAAAAACTTATGCCCTAAGCAAAGACGAAATACCTTGCAACTTTCAACCAGCAACATCGGACGTTGTGCAAGACTACGAGCGGAATGATGAAGTTGTTTCCGCCTCTGTCTTTCTAATCGATGTTGCAACATTCGATCTTGCAACGCCTGAAAATCGGATCGTCTTTAATGGAACAAACTACGAAATTATAGGCAAACAGAATTTGGCCAACCTCAACAGGGTTTACCGAATAGACGTAAGCGAGGAAATACAATGAGCAATTTTGGAATGAAGCCACAACAAGGCAAGACAGCAGAACATAAGCCCTTCATTATTCACAAGCAATACATAAGCATTGATGCTTGCGAAACCATCGGGCCAGAATTATGCACGCTGGTTAAAGCCGCTTTGAGCAATCCTAGTTTTCCTCTTGAGGTAGACAACGGGCAATTGTTCCTTCGTGTTGATATCGCCTTTCAGATTGAACCCAACACGATACCGCCCGCCGATCATTACACGATTGAGCAAGACGGATCAATTACCGTTGGCGGCAAAGCCAAGAGCGAACCAAAACCAAAGATCAAGCCCAAGGCAACAAAGCCCAAGGCGACACCAACAGCAAAGGCAACCAGTAAAAAGCCACGAGCAAAGAAGGGGGGCAAATGAGTTTAACAGGGGCATTCATTACACGATACAACGACGATGCAGACAGCGACATTACCGCCCTTCGTGATTTGGTGGGAACAACCAAAGCTTGGGCAGATATTGCCATCGATTCCAAGGCCACGCCCTACCTCGTGATTAAACACGTTACAACGGCTCTTGAAAGTGAAACCAAGGGACAAGGTAAAAGAATCATGGATGCCACGGTGCAAGTTGATGTTTGGGAAACGGGCGGCGATGTCGACGCTATCCTCGATCTTGTCGAGGCGGCTTACATCGATCACACCATTACGATTACCGGTCGCAACCATTTATCAACCCATTTAAGCAACCGCATGGTTGAACAAGAGAAGATCAACCTTTGGCATGGGCTGGTTGAATTTCGGGTGCTTTATGAAAAACCATAACGGCACACTCTTATAGAGAAACATTCTTTCTTAACTCTTACAAGCCTTTGTTGCCAAAGGCTTTTTTTATGCCGCCAAAAAATCAAACAGCAGGGATAGATACCAACAGAAAGGAATTTTTTATTCGAGGTATTTTCTATGGCTGCAATCAGCGGATCAGCGGGCGACATAACGGTAGGCGGCACAGCCGTAAAAACAAAGTCTTGGAACATGAATTTAGTGCAAGACGAAATTGATATTACAGACAAAGCCGATTCGGGTTGGCGGGCGTACACGGTTGGACTAAAGCAAGCAGAAGGCTCGCTAGAGTTTGATATGGATACCGGCCTTCACGATACAGGGACTTTCCCTTTCCCATTCGACTCAGCAAGTGCGGCATTTGTGTTGAGCCTAAGCGATGGCACAAACGATGGCGGAAGTTTCAGTTTTACGGGTTTCATTTTCAACCTTGATTTTTCAAGCCCGGTCGATGGCGTGATTACCGTAAGCGGTTCTTACAAGAGCAGCGGCACGGTTACTTACACCCCGTAATTTTTCCAACAAGGATACTCTTATATTATGAGCAAAGTAACCGCAACATATTCAATTGACAGCAAGGAATATACCCTTACCGAATTGACGCACGGCGATTGGATATCTCTTCAAAAGTATATCCAATACCGCAACTATACAATCTTGAAAAAAGACGTTGAACAAATGCCAGAGGTTGAAACCCTCTTGCCCGATGTTCTGAAAGAATGTGCAACCAATCCTATTACGATGGATCAATTACAACAGCACATGGCGTTACCCGATGTTATGGCCGAATTCGTTTACCTCAGTTTACGCCATTACCATCAAGGTATTGAACATCAAGAGGTTGAAGAAATTCTAACCATTAACGCTGTTGCTGAAATCATCCCCTTGATAATGGGATTGTCTGGCATCGTTGACGATGGAAGCGATAGCAAAAAAAAAGCAACTCCGAAACGTCAAAGAAAGAAACCTTCCTAACAACTGAAGAGTTGTATTACAACATGGCGTTTAATTATGGTTTCACGCCATGCCAAGTTGACGAGATGAGTTTACGCCACCTTCGGGCAATCTCAGGCGAACCATCAAAGCCCCAAAAAGAAGGGCATCTATCACGCCAACAAGCCGCCATGCTCTGGCGTTCTTGGGATAAATCGAGCCAGCCTTAATAGATACACAATAAGGCAACATGCGTTGCCTCAATATCTAGGGGCGGTGTTTAGTGGCATTTATGGTTGCGGAAGCATTTGTGAAAATTGGGGCGAATTTATCCCCCCTCAAAAGCGGACTATCAAAAGCAAAGGGACTTCTTAAAGGCGGTATCGGTCTTGCATTCAAAGCGGCGGCTGTTGCGGCCACTGTTGGCGTTGCTGCAATTACAGCAGCAATTGCGGGCGGTATCGGGCTTGTCAAACTTGGCAGCGACCTAGAGGAAATGCAAGGCAAGTTTGATGCGGTCTTTAAGGAACAAGCGGGTGCAGCCGAAGCCTTCTCGACTGACCTAGCAAAAGGCGTTGGTCGTTCACGGGTAGAAATCAAAGGCTTTATGAGCGAGTTGCAAGACTTGTTCGTGCCTATGGGTTTCAGCAGAGAACAGGCTCTTGGTTTGTCCAAAGAAGTTACAGCGTTGGGCATCGATCTTGCTTCCTTTAACAATATGACCGATGCCGAAGCCATCGAAAAACTAAACGCTGGTTTGACTGGCTCCCATGAGGTTCTGAAATCCTTTGGCGTTTTCATTAACGACAATACCCTTTCTTTGAAACTGCAAGAATTGGGTTTGGCAAAGAATGCCCAAGTTGCGACCGAGCAAGCAAAAGCAATGGCCCGGTTGCAAATCATTATGGAAAGCACGACCGATGCCCAAGGCGATGCCGCCAGAACAAGCGGCGGGTTAGCCAACCAATGGAAACGATTAAAGGGCAATCTGTTTGATCTTGCTTCGACTATAGGGGCAAGCCTTATACCAGCAGCCCAACAAGTGGTTGCCGTCTTCTCTGGTATGGCTGGTTGGGCAGATACGAACAAAGACAAGGTTTCAGGTTTTGCACAAACATTAAGCGGCGGGCTTGGGCAGGCCATCGAGTTTGTCAAAGGAATTGTCGCAAGGTTGGTTGCAGTCTGGCAAGCAAATTGGGCGGTTATGGGTGAGACCATTACAGCCGTTTGGAATTTCATTATTGCAACCATCGGAGGTGCAGTAACAACAATCATTTCGTTCTATGTTTCGTTCATTGAATGGATCGGCCAACTTCAAAGATCAATCTTTCAGTTTGCCGGAATGAGCGGCGGAGCCTTTACTGAATTCGGCAACAGCGTTAATGGTGTCTTTGCATCAATGAAAGAAATTGCAATTTCTGTATTCGCCACAATTAAAGAATGGGTTGAAGCAATAATCTTTACCTTCCTCAATTGGGATTTGGTAACAGAGAAGTTGGGCGTAAAGATTGCCCAAGCATTTGAAAACATCAAGTTGCGAATAATAAACTTCGCCCAAAATGTGGTTGAACTATTCAGTTGGATCGGTAGCAACTGGCAAGACATTTTGTTTACTGCTTTGGATGCGATGCTTACCGCCATGATTAACTATGGCAAGAATGTAAGAAAGGTTTTGTCTGCCCTTTGGGAAGCAATCAAAACAGGATCAACCGCACCATTTGACAACATCGACTTTACGCCCATTCTCGAAGGGGCGGCAAACACGATAAGCAACATGCCAGACTTCAAACCGTTTGTTGAGACCGACGCCTTCAATGGTCAACTTGATGGCATCGATAAAGAGTGGGAGAAACGAGCCGAACGATGGCGGCAAACAATGGAAGACAACGCCCCCGATATTGGCGAGGCAGCGGGAGAAGGGGCACAAGATGAGATAGATAAAAAGACTTTCAAGATGCCGCCTTTCGATCCTAAGAAATTCGATATCGAAGGAACAGTTAAAGGTAAGGGCGGCAAGAGCGATGCAGGAAGTTTCAAAGGCTTGGCGGCTGTATGGAAAGACGTACAAGGCAAACTCTTAAAGGGCGATGAAGACCTAAAGAAGAAAGGCGTTGACTTGCAAGAGAAACAATTAGCAGAAACAAAGAAACAAACCGAAGCAATCGTTGGAATGACAACGCCCGTTGCATCGTTTGGTTAATAGGGGGATCGATGCCGAATGGTGTTATTTCGTTACAAGAGAACTTAAACAACGACAGCCCCTCGGTTACTTGGGTTGAAGATGCCCTTTGGCTAGACCGTTACACATTGGCCTTCGGGCTTATAGGCGGCTGGCGAAACATCGGCGGCTTTATGATTTGGTTGGCACCAGCCCGCTATATCAACCTTCCCGGTCTTGTCTGCAAAGGTGTTGACGTTTCCCACAATGGAAGTATTGACTCAACAGGCAATTGGGATTTGGCAAGGTTTACCGTTTCATACGGCAAGCCAGATAGTGAAGAAGAAAACAATGTTGATATTGGCGAGTTGGCTTTGGATGTTTCGGCGGAAATGCTTTCATTGCCCAAAGGACAAGGTGCCTTCCAATGGTCAAGCGGGCCAGACTCAGGAAAGAAATTAAAAGAAACAGACATTACCCCACAACTAACAATTCCCATGATGGGAATAAGGTTAAGACGAAAGTTGCCTTTCCTTACGTTGTCTGCAATCTCTTCTTTGATCGGCAAAATCAATAGTAGCACGCTAAATGTTGCGGGGTTTGGCTTCTCCGCCAATTACGTTTTGTTTACGGGGGCCAAGATATCCAAGAAATATACCAGCGATGGCAACGATCTTTGGGAATACGATCTTGAGTTTGTAGCCAAAACATTTTCTTGGAATAAATTTTTTCACAAGAGCGGCTTTCAATCCATCACGCCCAAATTGTACAGCACGGGCAACCTCAATACCTTCTTTACATAAAGGATCAAATGCCATTTAAGCAATACAGAGTGAAAGCAGGGCAACCAATCCTTGCGGCTGAATTCAATAACCTACTCGACGAGGTACACCGCTTGGCCAAACTTGCGGTGCATCCCCCGTTGTTTCTTACACAATCCGCAGCCGGTATGCAGATTGGTTTCGATGGCCCAATTACCGAAGTTGCCTATGTCAAGTTTGAAGCACACGAGGGCGATACTTACCCCGCATCAACAGACAACTGCAAAATATATCCCGCCATCAAAAGACCAAAGGTAAGCCATGTTGAAGCAACAACCTGCACCGATAATCTTACCGACGCTGGCGATACAGACGACGAGAAAGGCGAGGAATTAAAAGTTTGGTCTTTAACCGAACAATTCATTCCCGAAGATACCGTTGCTCTTATCTTTCAAACAAACGGCTCTTGGTTTACCGAATGGGT